AGCCGTGTTCCGTGGTCCTCGTGTCTTGTTGCATCCACATAGGTGTACTTACCGCTGTGCTTGATCGCCCGACCGATGTTGTGGTATTCCTCTATATCTTTATCTTCCATCATTTTATATTCTTTATCACGTAGTATATTATCATCAGTCCTATCGCCAGACAGATCATATTATAACCAAACATTCCTAATCCGTACCCTGCTGTCATTTATAGTTTACCGCTATCGTTATTCTATTAGAATCTATCATCTGTCGTTCGACACAGTGATCAAGGTTTGAGCGAAATAATAACAATTTACCTTGGATAGGGTAGCTTTTATATACTTTCCAGGTATAGACATTATTCTCATCAAACTCGGCGTCAGAGGGTAGATCATTTATCGGTGATTTAAATACAGTATTAGAATCTTTGTCATCACTTTTTAGATAGAAGATACCACTAACAACATTAAAGTTATGATTGTGATACTCTTGTGAGTCATTCTTATTATACACATTAAACCAGGCATGGGCCTGTTTTATATCAACCTTTTTTAGTCCGATTGTCTCGGTATATATCATCACGTGCTCGTTAAAAAAATCCAGAAGTTTTTTAAAAAATTTATCCTTAAACAGATTATAAGTGCCGGCTGTATTGTATGGTTTATTTATCCACTCGCCTCCACCTACTTTTACATTGTCTCTTAATCTCATACACTTGTTGATGTATGGTGTCAGATCATCCTTGTAATAGGTCTCATAGATTGTTGTTGGAAAAAGATTTACAACTGTCATGGTCTAAATTTTTCAACTTTAGCATATTTAGGGGCAAATTCTTTTAGATTATTTAATGGCGCTGAATCGTGAAAATTACCGCTGACAGATATCCTTGTGCATTTAGATCTGTACGGTGCAACATGATGTTTTAGCCATGCAGGAAAGACAAACATATCTCCCTCCTCTGGGAAAAAAGTCTGATATGATACACAATCTCTTGGTCCCTCACCCCACACAAACTGTATGCCACCAGGTCCACAAGATCTGCCAACATATTTTTTATTCTCTTCTTTTAATTTATCAGGTATCTGCAGATAGATCACAAAAGATAATTTACCGTCATGATCATGTGGTGGATTATAATCATGTTGTCTTTGATAATTTATCCACAGTGATGACAACACATACTCGGGTGGTTTATCATATATCTTATTAGTAAATCTTTGATATGCCTGATCGTAGACACCAATATATTTTGCTAACGTTGGCAGCACTAAGTCTATGGCTTTTTTATCGTAACCTACCTCTTTGTGTAAGATGCCTGCCAGACTATCAGTCATGTCTCTGGTGCATTTATTACCCTCGTCTAACAGAAGTTTTTTAAAATCATCTCTTATTTTTACTCTTATTACACAAGGTCCCCAGTTAAATGTCTGTACCTGTACTTGATCGTTAGCCATGTTTCCTCCTTTTTATTTTACTATACCACGATACGTCTCTACCATTTTCAAGACACCAGTAGTAATGACTTTCTAAAACCTTCCACGATAGTCTCTCATTCATAATTTTCTTTTCAGCTCCTCAAGATATTCAAAGTTCTCTCTATTTCTAACCATCTTCTCGTGCTCCAATCTCTGTTTCTTTTTCAGGATAGAGGCCTGTCCCTGCCATGCCCAGGTATTGATCTTACCAGACCAGCCCATCACCCATATATAAAATCTAAACATCATTCTAAACTCATCGCCTCTTTGTATTTTTGTAGACTGATAACCTTGCCATTCATGACTTTATCATTGTCACCATAATGTTCAATAATTTTCATGATCTTTGGTAGTTTTGTGTGCGCCCACGGCCAGATCATACAACACACATGATATGCGTCTCTGAATGTGCATCGCCATTTGTATTGTTTTAGAAATGGTGTGCCGTCTTTTCGTAGACCCTTGCGTGGCTTGTGATTGAAGGTTCCGCATCCCAATACCTCGTGCACCCACATGATAACGGATTTATCTGTCATGGTTATCTCCATGCTGATACGCCATGCGTTTGCTATTCTGTAGCCCTCACCCTTGTGTTTCTTCTTCTTCTCTTTTACTTTCTTGTAATAGATACTGCCCTCACCATCAAAGAGTCCTGCGATATATGCTCTGTCAGTTTCTGGTATCATTTGTAACTCATCCATACTATCCAAACCAATGTTATTACAAAACATATTATCAAAACATGATTACCAAGATTAGCAACGCTCTTGCCAACTGTCTCTGGATTTTTTGGATCTATAATTTTATTCATTTTCATATTAAAAATAATTAATATTTATGTTGACTCTCACATTTTCATCAGTGCAATTAGTGCTATTGTGTAAAATATTTGCTGGAAAATAGATTCCTGTGTTTTCAACTGATGGTATGGTTTTATCCTTTCCTATTCTAGTAAAGCCATTACACGTGTTAAGTGATATTAAAAATGTTTTACATTTAAATTCTGCGTCTGTGTGTTGGCCATATTCTATCAATTTATTATTTTTGGTGAACAAGTTTACTTTCGCCCTGTGTAAAGCTTTTACATTCAGTTTATTTAGTATTGGTTCTATCAAAGGAAACAAGGGACTAAAAATTCTGTGGTCACTATAAATCATATGTATGAAATAAAAACCATCATTAGCACCAAGACCAGACACCTCTGAAGCGTAATAAAAATCAGCTTTAAAAGTTGTTTCTTTTAATTTTTTAAAATCTTCGTTATCTAAAAAATTATTTACCACTTTTATCATGTGTCATTATCCATCTTAAAGTTGTTGTTGCAGGATCAAAGCCATCAAACTTTAGATCTCTAGTGCAGCTTGTTGTTAGGACCATAGTCACCAACATAGTTAGCATCAACCGTCTCATAAAACTCTCCTTCCGAGTCACAGTCCCAGCACTGATGTACTGTCTCACCAAACTCTGTTGCTACTTTTAAATACCCATTACCTTTGCAAGTAGGACATATGTGTAATGTCACTCTAGCTTTTTTTAACTTTACCATTTAGCTTTCTCGCTTTCTCGTTTGCTAACGACTCGATAGTTTTTGCAACCGATAATTTTGCATCGGGCAATAATACCTTTGATAACCTATCTAAAATAGCGTATGTTTCTTTTGTCAGAGAAACATTTTTATATCTTTTCATGTCTGTCATGCGTGTTTCCTTTCATATTTACTAACTCATATATAGGTGATATTATAGGATTGTCAATGAAAATATTATTAAGTTTAATAATCTGTTCTAGTGTTGCTGGTGAATGCATGCCGCCATTCCAGTGGCCTGAAACATTTAGATCAAAATATGACTGCATGATTTTTGGATATGAAGAATCTCTTAATAAGATGAAAGAGGTTGGCCGAGAAGACGCCAACAAATATGGTATGTTTATCAAGTTTACCTGCACACCGGTCGACAGCATTTGACAATGTGGCAGGATTATGGTATGGCGAGATATCTTCTCACCATTACCTACCCTTTTATTAACTCTCTCTTTAGGGTAGGTGTTTCCTTATTCCACATCCACAGCAATATTATTGCTGGTAAGAATAATAAACTACTTACAAATACAGCCAAAAAGAATTCCACTCTTGTCCTCCATTACATGAATGTTCCATGGTCCGTGATACTTGGTCAGATGTAGACGTAGTATGTCACAGAGATCAAAGCAATCAGCATCAGCAAGAAGCTCGACACCAGCCATCATCTCTTTCGTGACGGATACCAGACTATACAGACCGTCGTTTAGAAGTATCAGATCCATCGCTCACTCTTGTTCCAAAGTTTAAAACATTTTTAAGTCCAGATGCAGACATTTTTATATCTACACCATAAGACTTCCATGCTTTCTTCATTAGATTTAACTCTAACAATAGATGGGACCATTGTCCCTGTGCTGCACCGTTTACTTTCAATGTTATTGTTTTTTCTTTCATAATTTTAAATATTCGCAAAATTAAAACTTAAACCGTATCTTACATTATCAGATTCATTTCTTTTATTATAGTGTTTTGTAAATGCAGAAAACAAAGCAAAATTACCTGGTTCAGATTTTAATTCTTTTTCTATCTCTGGAAAATATAAAGTTTGATCGTGTTCAGTTAAAGCTATTGCTCCAGATAAAAGTGCTGGAGCATGATGATGTCTTTTTGAATAGTGACTAAAGCTTTGTTTAAAACCCCAAGATGAATGTAGATAAAAATCTTTGTCATCGCACAAGTCATGTTCTTCAATTAAATCCATTAAAGGTAATAATAATTTAACAAACTCTTTATTTTTATTAAAGTATTGGTAACTTGTCATCTCACTTATTAGATTTGTAGAGTAATTTTCAGCGTCATCTGCTTTGATGCCTTTTTCAATCTCTTTAATAAAATAATCAACTGGCACGTCTATTTTACCAGTTACAAAAACACACTGTCTTTGCACTGTGGTTTTTATTAATTGCTCTACTTTCATACATTGAATATAGGATATTCCCTAAAACTTGTCAACGCCCCTGTCGGTTGTATTTTTTATACGATCTTTTCTCGCTTTTATTAAGACTTTTTTTATGACGTCTTGGACGTTTTTTTGGTTTTGGCCTTGGTATAAAGTGTATAAATTTACGCTTCGCCATCGAAGTATTGATCTACTTTTGATTTTAATGTGTTTTTAGTTAAATGTGGTATGTAACTTATAACACCATTTACCTTTTGTTCTAGATCTGAGCCACATGTCAGACACCTAAAAAATTGTTTGGTTATTCCGACCAATGGTGTGTACTCATCACACGTTGGGCAGATGCCGTTAACTATCTCTGCTGTTATTTTGAAATTTTTTCCTGTCATAAGCTTTCTTGTTCTTTATCACAATCTGACGGTAGCGTCTATCTCTTAAATGTTTTGCAACTTTATTTGAGGTGGAGTTTCTTGATAGATTTTTCACCTAGATATATCTCTGTTTCTGCCTCACTACGTATGCACTTGTAAGACACGTTAGGGTTGAAGTCTCTCTCAGCTACACGACGGGCGCGAAGACACGCGGCCATGCTTTCTTGAATACGATGCTCCTTGATCTCTCCGTCCCAAAACATTAGTAAAGCTACCACGGTCTCTATCATACTATTTTACCTTTGTTCTCTCCGTGTTTGATTACGTATTTCTGCGTGCCATTCTTACCATGTTCTACAGATTTTTTTAGATCTTTTGCAAGATTCATTTCTTTCTCAGATCTGTTTATCTCAGCTATAAAATCTAAAACTTTTTTAGTTATTCTTCCCGTTGCCATTGTATTTATATTCCCTGTTTGCATCTTTTAATTTTTCGATATCAGATAAAACCTTGTCCATCTGCTTTGTTAAAAACTCAATGTTCACTTTATTTAAAGCCATGTCCTCGATGTGTTTGTTGATACGATCGGTGGTCTTATATAAATCCTCCAACATCATGTATTGCTCGCTATCTGCGGGCAGTGATCCCATCTGACCACGTGGCCATTTTATTCTAAACTCTGTATTCTGCTCGACATCCTGTTCCATTATCTTGATCTTGGTGTCCGCAATGTTTAGACGTTCAACCATCTGGAAGTAACCCATGGTTCCGAGTGCCACGATAATTATCAGACTGGCAACCGTCTTCATAGGCATCTGCACGGCAGCGGATTCAGATATTGTTAAAGGTTTTTTAGTCATTTGTCTTTGGTTTTGGTAGCGGAAGTATATAATCTTTTGGTGGAACTTTCAATGTAGGATTATTATCCATGGTTTTTGACTGCGGATTTTCTTTAATATAATCCTCTTTTAACTCATCCCAAAGACTGCCTGTAGGCATAGCTTCTATCTCATCTACTTCTGGAACTACTCCTCGGCATTTTGATACTAACAATGCAAAGTTTTCATTTTGTGCAAGACTCGGGTTTCTATTCACTTTGTTACACATCTTCATCAACTCAAGTTGTTGTTTTAATTGTGCATTTTCTTTTGATGTTTTACAATCTGTGCCTAAATATTTTCTGAATGTAAGTCTTAATTCTTGAGAGTTACTTTCGTTCCAACTATTATCATAATTATCATAATCGTAATCACGATTGGATACGGACAAATCTACCTCACCACATCTAGCATTACCATCATTAAGATATTCGTTTCTAGGATATGCTGGAGTTGCACAAAAAGCCAGAGCTGTTAACATTAAGACAAGAATACCTGTAAAATAATAGTTCATCCTGGCAGTCTCCATAGTTCATCCTAATAGTTTATTTCTCTATTTAAATCTTTTATATCATACTCCATCTGTCTAACTTTATCGGCTAAGACTTCGTATAAATTTTCAGCCATCTCCCATGTGCCTTCAGCTCGCTCTAACTTTGCAATAACAGTATTTACATTATCGGTCAGCACAGACATATCTCTGTTAATATTTTCTATGCTCATGGTTTGTAGCTTTTCTATCTCTGCTTTATTTTCGTTGATTGTATCTGTTAGATTTACAACATACTTAACACCGGTAAAAGTTCCGACCAAGACCGAAGCCACGACCGGAACTAATACAAAATTTTTTTTAAGTAATGCTGCTAAATCCATTATTGTTTTTTTGGTATGAATAAAGCTTTAATTTTTTGCCATAATTTTTTAATCATGTTTTTTCTCCTCTATTTCATAGAAGAACTTGTCGGTATCCTCTGTCCGCCATGCTCTGCTATCTTCTACATTCCATTCAGAAGTCTGCACTTTCCAATCAGGTATATTATCTTTCACTGTGAAAGAAGGTATGTCCCATATACATCTATTGTTTGGTTGTGCTGCAAAATTGCCATCATCTAAGGCAATTATGTGAGCGCACTTGTGCTCGTGCGGGATCTCTGAATGATCAGTGTCGAGTATATTAGCTTCAGGATGTGCAAAGTCAATAGTAAATAAGTATTTACCCGGATGCCATTTTTTATCTTTACCGATATATCTCCCAGCTTGTGATTCTAAAATATCCCAAGAATGAACAGAAGGATAATAAGAAAAACAATTCCAGAGCTGAAGTTCATCAAGTCTTCGTGTGGGAACATCTTCCGGTTTAAATCCCCTTTGAATAAAAGCTGTAATAGGTAATCTATAAAAGATCGCACCATTTTCCATAATAGCATGCCATAAAATGCTACGACCTGTAAGAGCGCTAATACCAAAGACAATACAGTCTTCAACTTCTCCATGATGTTTTTGTAAATCGTAAAGATATTCTCTTCTTATTTGAGCGTAGGTTGGTGGTATGTTTGCGTTTAGGTATGCCATAATTTATCCTCATCTAATTGTACCCCAATTTGGTCCAGATTCAAAGTCAACTTTATTCTTGACCTCAAGAGGTATAGCTTGTTCCATTACATTTTGAATTATGTTAGCTGTGTAACCTCCGTCAATAGAAATACATAATTCATCGTGTATTTGTATGTGTGGTATTATACCTTTCTCGTGCAGATCTACCATTGCTTTCTTTGTCATATCTGCGGCTGATCCCTGTATCAATCTGTTTAGAGCCTTGTATGTAAATGCGGGTGTGTAATATCTTTCAAAGTAGTCCATGTAGTTTGGATCTATCTTGTTCTCTTTGTATTTATCTAACATCTCTGCCTTAAATGCTTCCATTGCCTGCTCTTTTGTATACAATGGCACCTCGTTAAATCTATTGGTCTCAGGGTTCCATTCTTTGTTTGTTGTTTCCCATCTGTCAAACCTGCAGAATCTATCATGCAATGTAAATAATAATTTATTCTCTTTTGAAAATGCTATCAGCTCCTGTGATAGCTGTCTGACAAAAGGCACCCTGCTGTGATATTCGATAAATAAATCTTTCGCTTGTCTCTGGTCAAGGCCTAATTCTCTCTGCAACTTTATTCGTCCCATGCCATAGAAAAGACCTAGGTTGATTGTTTTTGCCTGTTTCCTGGAGATATTAGCCATGTCAGCGACTATCTGATGAAAATCGGCATCATCCCTATCAAACTCATCTTTTAGGTTCTCCGTGCCTCCTAGGCCTAGTTTTATAGCGTAGTGGACCACAATACGTGGTTCCTGTTGTGAATAGTCAAAGCTACCCCATTTACAGCCCTCCTCTGGTATAAATAGTTCTCTCATCTTACCACCGATATAACCTTTTGAAGGTATCTGTTGTAGATTAGGATTTGACATACTAAATCTGCCGGTGACTGTACCACCTGTATCTGATCTTATCTGATTTATATCTGCATGTATCCTACCCTCATGCACGTACTCCAACAATCCATCTATAAAAGTATTAACTGCCTTATCATATTCTCTTGCCTTTGCGATCATACGTAGACACTTGTTGTTATGTTTTCGTAGATAATCTTTCGGTAGTTGTGGCATCTTAGATTTTGGTGTGACCTTGTAATCTTTTATGCACAAATGATCTAATAATTTTTTAATTGATGCTGCAGCCCAGATGTCAACCTTAATTGTTGTGATGCTTTCTATTGCTTTTATTATCTGGTCTCTACGTTTTTTGAGATGTCTACCAAACAGGATCGCTTTTGACCGATCTATTCTAACGCCTTTAAATTTCATGTCAACCAAACACAAAAATAATTTTGTTTCTAATTCAAATATCTGTCTACAAGTTTTTTGCTCTCCATCATCCTTTATGTATAATACTTCGTCTATTTTTTTATCAAATAATTTCCATAATTTGTAAGTTAGATTCACGTCCTGCTTTGCATATTCTTTTACAATAGATGCAGGAAGTTTATGCATGTTAGTCATCGGGTCCTTGACTGTGCCACCAGACCACTCTAATGTTTTTTGTTGTAAATCGTATTTGTATTTTTCTTCGTTGAGATAATCTTTTGATAGTGCATCGAGTGAGTATTTAAATCTATTCTCATCAACAACAGATGCAGCTATCATGGTATCAACAATTCTACCTTTGATCATCTTACCTGTCACCGCTCTTATCCAACAGACATCATACATCGCATTGTGAAATACTTTTGTAATATTTTCGTTTTGAAATATCTTATCGTTCAAGACCTGCCATATCTTATCTATTCTATCAAAGGCTATGTCAGTATCAGAGTGTCGTAATGGAAAGTATGCAAGATCATTTTCTGTTGCAACAGCTATACCACATATAAAACCATCGTTACGTATCGCACCAGATCCTTTAGTTTTAAGATTAGGATCGTAGGTTTCAATATCTATCGCGACTGTATCAATACCCTCTAGATTTAGATCCTCTGGTGTATTACACATTATAATCTCTCTCTAATATCATCTCTAAATAGTGTATCGCTTTCTTGATATCTTCTTCCTTTCCCTTTGCAGAATGCCTGCAAATATATTTTATAGCATTACCTTCTGCAAAAAGCAATTTATTCTCATTTATAAACTCTGCGGGCTGTATCTTAAAAGACCGATAGTGTTTCCCGCCATGTTGTTTATCTAATGATTTATACCCTATGCCTTTAAACATATCTTTATGTGTCATGTTTTATACCACCTCCTTGCATCTTCCATATGTTGTTCAAAAGTATCAAATGGATATCTAGCGTTACAATTTACGCAAGACCATCTAACAAATTTTCCTGTTTCATGATTATGATGTAATACGATTTTTGTATCTTTCCTACCACAGTGTTCACAATAATCTGTTTTAGTTGGAGTGGTTCTTGTTTTTTCTAAATTGTGTCTTACACCACGTAAAGAATTTTCACAAAATTTACATTTTCTTTTTAACCTTTTGTAAACTTTTTGCGTATCAGCATCAACGAGTGCGCTTGCTATATGAAAATTTTTTTGATTATATTCTTTATCACATTCTGTGCATATGTATGTATCACTCTTAGAACCTAATATTCTATGTTCAGTATCTTTATATTTTCTGAT